TAAGAGCATTGCCGATATCCGTGAGCCAGAAAGCCGTTCATCGGATTGGTCAAAGACATTCACCCTACCCGGCACAAAGGCAAACAACAAGCTGTTTACTCACTTGTTTGATTTGAATTTGAGCATCCGCAATACCAGCACCACGAACTTTAACCCTGATTTCAACCCAAACCTCAAAGCCGATGCAATCTTGCAAGTGGATGAGGTGACACAAATACAGGGTTTTATCAGGTTGCTGGGTATAAAGGTCAATGACTTTAATCAAATAGAGTACGAATGCAGTATGCACGGGGAACTTGCCGACCTATTTGCAAAGGTTGCCGATGCCAAACTTGCTGATTTGGACTTCACCGCATACAATCACATCATAAGCGACACCAATATATTTAACAGCTGGGACACTTCGATAGTAAAAAATGGCTCATCAGGGTATGTAAACTTCAGTGGTGGTGCGCCAATTGGTGAGGGTTACGTCTACGGCTGGATAGATAACGGGCAATATGCCAATTATCAAACAATGTACACCGATAATATGACGCCATATTTGTATGCAAAGACGGTTGTAGATGCAATTTTCAGCGGTACGGGGTATTCATATAGTAGCGGTTCGTTTTTCAATTCAGCGCAGTTCAAACGATTGGTTGTTCCTTGCCCATCAAAAGCTCCATTTTTGTCAGAGCAACAAGTATTAAATAGACAATTTGAGGCCAAATCTTCGGGTAGTGCTACGTTCACAAGTGGAGCGCAGATATTATTTCCTACTGAAATAACTGACCCATCAAATCAATATGATACAGGGACAAGCAAATTTACAAACCAATATAGCGGCCAACTTTATGACTTTTATTTTGTATGTAAAGCTGAGTTTCCATATACCACAAATTATGAGTATCAATTTTGGTATGGTCTTTATATAAATGGGGTACGCAACAAGTGGTTAAAAATTGATACATACACAATTAATGCAGCAGCTGCAAAAGTGGAAATTAATGTATCTGCCGTATTTTCAAATATTAAATTAAATGATGGTGATATTGTTGAAATAAGACGCGAAGACATTTTAAGACAAGACACAACACTTGGCACAACTAACTGGACAATCACAACAGCAACATATACTCAATTAGCAGACAGCAAGTTTTTCAATGGAATTGTAGAGGGTCAATATGGCTATGGCGATACAATGGATTTCACCGGGTTTTTCACTGGCGTTGAAACTAAACAGCGTGAATTTATGCGGTGGATTTTTACTATGTTTAATCTGTATGTTGAAGCCACCGAAATAGACAAACAACTTGTAATCCTGCCACGCGAAGATTTTTACACCACAACCGTAAGGGATTGGACAGAGAAACGCGACCTATTACAACCGCTTGAAATTACACCAATGGGAGAGCTGGATGCAGGTAGATATTTATTTACCTACAAAGATGGTGAGGATGAGGGTAACAAATACTACAAAGAGGATTACAGCCGTACATACGGTGACCGCCAGATATTGGTGCAGAATGACTTTGTAAAGGACGAGAAAAAAATTGAGATAGGTTTTGTTCCGACCATAATTGTAAAACCTGAGGCCGAAACTGATAAGTATCTGCCTGAAATCGCAACTAATGACGGCAAGACCAAATCGGGTGATTTACGTATATTACAATACAAGGCAAAAACCTGCCAATCCTATTTGGTACGCAATGGCTCATTTTCACTTTCACCATCAGGTGGAGCAGTAAAAACCAAATATCCATTTATGGGTCACTTGGATGACCCTTTGACCAGCACCACAGATATTAACTTTGGGATGCCGCGTTTTATCGGATTGCCACCCGGAACACCCGTTACAAACAACAACCTATTTAATGCCTATTGGTCGAAGTATTTGCAAGAGATTACAGACAAAGATAGCAAGATAGTAAAGGGTGCATTTTACCTCACTCCTGCGGATATGGAAAAGTTGTCATTCCGTGACTTGTATTTTTTTGACAACAATTATTTCAGGCTCAATAAAATTGAGGATTATGACCCTGTTAATCCATCGGTCAATATCTGCGAGTTTTTATTCCTTAAATCGGGCGTAACTTTCAGCGCAACCACTGGAAGCGTTGGCGGTGGTGGAACGCAAAGCGGTGGCGGTGGTCAAACTGAATATGACCCAGAGGGCGGTGGAACTTCAAACAAAGTAATTCAACAGCGTGGGTTTAACATCGGGCAATTTAACCAAGCTGGTGATGGCGTAATCGTTGGGGACGCTGTGAGTAACTATGGCAGAGCAAACGCAGCCTTTGCCACAAGTGGCACCACATTCCTGCCGGATAGTGAGCGAAGCATTGTAATCGGTGATGGTGTGCAGAATGTTGGTAGCGATGAGATATGGTTACAAGGCCACCTGATGACGCAAAACAACTTCAGTACCAACCGCATTGTAAACGTGGTGGACAACTATACACCCAGCCTATACGATGATATATTGATTTGCACACTCACCACAAATTCGGTCATATCACTTCCACAAGCATCAACGGCAGCAAATAAGGCATACTATATTTTTAAGAACACATCGGCACACTCACTAACTATTAACCCATATGGTGATGAGTTAATCGATGACAGCGCAACCTATGCGCTCGGAACACATCACGAATGCGTACAGATTGTATGCGATGGTTCAAACTGGTACGTAATAAGCAAAAAATAAAATGGCACAAACCACAGTAGCAATAAATTTAGAAGCCAAAACCAAAGGCACAGAAAGCGTTAAATCCTTAAAAGCGCAAATCAGGGAAGCAACCAACGAAGCTGTTGCACTTGCACAGAAATTTGGTGCGCTGTCTCCTGAAGCAATCGCAGCAACTAAACGGGTTGCGGAACTCAAAGACCAAATGGAAGATTTCAACCAGCGTGTTGCTGCGTTAAATCCCGATAAGTTCGCAGCCATTGGAACAGTTGTCAAAGGTTTGGCGGGCGGTATACAAGCGGCACAGGGCGCAATGGTTTTGTTTGGTAGTGAGAGTGAAGATGTACAAAAGGCTTTATTAAAAGTTCAAGGCGCAATGGCATTTGCGCAAGGTGTTGACCAATTGATGCAAATGCAGAATTCATTTGGTGCGCTTGCTACTAAAATAAAAGGTCCAGTTGTAAAGGCATTCACAACTCTTCGCGGTGCATTGATAGCAACCGGTATCGGTGCGCTTGCCGTTGGTGTTGGTTTGTTGTTGGCTAATTTTGAAAAGGTATCTGAGTGGATAATGAAATCACCTTTTGGCTTTTTGGCAAAAGGGATTGGACAAGTTGTTACCGCAATTACTGATTTTCTGGGCATCACTTCACAGGCCGAGCGCGACCTTGAAAAAATGAGCAAAGCCACTACAAAAAGCAATGAGGAGCTTGGCAGGCAGATTGAAGTTTTGACTGCATTGGGTGGCAAAGAAAAAGAGGTTTACGAACTCAAAAAACGGCAGGCTGAAAATGAGTTGAACATCTTGCGCGAAACCTTTAAAACAAAGGGGAAATTAACCGATGATGAATGGAAGCAATTCAATGACCTAAAAAACAAGCAAAAAGTCCTCACCATTGAATACAATAAATTTGTAAAACAACAGGATGAGAAAAAGAAAAAGGAAGATGAAGAAGCAGCAAAGGAAGCAGCAGCAAAGGCGCAGGAAAACTACAAAAAGAATATAGAAAACGAGCGCAAGGCACTGCAAGATTTAGCAGAGGAAAGGCGCAAGCAATTAGAACTGAATGCCAAAGACGAACGTGCGCTGGCTGACATCAAATACAACAACGATTTAGAGCGTTTAAAGGTTGCGTTAAAAAATGACCTTGCACAGCAGAACCTAACCGCATCTGCACGTAAAGCCATTCAAGACAAATACGCAATTTTGGAAGCCAATGCCAAAACTGAACACGATAAAAAGATAAAAGACCTCGATAAAAAGGCGCAGGATGAAAGGTTAAAACAGCAAGAGGATTTTGAGAACAAGCGCAAGGAACTAACCGACAAAGAAATATCGGACACCGTTTCTGCGACTGACCAGTTTTATAAGGAAGAGCAGTTGAAACTCACACAGCGTAACGCAACTGCTGATGAATTTGCCGCACTTGAATTACAGCGATTGGAAACTCAATTGCAAAATGCGAAAGATTACGGGCAAAGCACGGTTGATTTGGAACTGCAAATCGCAGCAAAGAAAAAGGAAATCCGAGACAAAGATATTGAAGAGCAAAAGCAAGCCGAACTGCAAAAAATAGAATTGACAAAAGGTGGATTTCAAGCCATTGGAGAACTGGTCAATGCATTTGCTGGAAGTAGTGAGGAAGCACAGCGCAGAGCATTTGAAATAAACAAGGCGGCAAGCATAGCCACTGCAATAATTGACACCTACACAGCAGCACAAGGGGCGTATAAATCACAGATGGCTATTGCCACTCCTGATGCACCAGTTAGGGCAGCAGTTGCCGCAGGTATTGCGATTGCACAAGGTTTGGCACGTGTTGCTCAAATTAAGAAAACGCAGTTTCAAAGCAAAGATGCTGCTGGTGGTGGTGCTGGCAGTAGCGGTGGTGTACCAACCGCGCCTGCACTTGCCCCGACCGCTGGCGGTGCATTACCTGACGAACAGCAATTCGGTGGAATGGGTAGGGTGTACGTGCTTGAGGGCGACATCACCAAAACTCAAACCCGTGTGCGTAGATTAAGAAATACCAGCGTTGTTTAAACCTACTTTTATTAGTATGGATTTGCCAGTTTACAAAATTGTAGTTAATGAGGATGACGATACCGGGGTTGACTTTGTGTCTCTCGTTGACCGCCCTGCCATACAAAAGGACTTCATGCTGTTTTCACAGCAGTTTGTTGAACCCGGTGCGAAAGAAAGCGAAGAGGAGTTCATCGGGCGTTGCATTCCATATATGATTGGCGAGGGCATGGAACAAGAACAAGCCGCTGCAGTGTGTTATTCCAAATGGGAAAGCCGTCAGCAATTTGAAAGCTACACTGATTACCCAGAAGCTGCCAAAGAAAATGCAAAGATTGCCCTGCGTTGGGCAGAGGAAAACGGATGGGGTGACTGCGGTACACCCGTAGGTAAAATAAGAGCAAACCAATTAGCCAATGGTGAAGCTATAACCCGTGAAACCATCGCAAGGATGGCAGGATTTGAACGCCACAGACAGAACAGCCAAAAAGAACTTGGAGATGGATGCGGTAGATTGATGTGGTTGGCATGGGGTGGTGATGAGGGCATCGCATGGGCGCAAAGAAAACTCCAGCAAATCGACATGAAGCAGGCATATTCAGTACAGGATGAGGAGAAACGTATTGTCACCGGGCCAGCCATGTTGTCCGATTTTCCAATATATAGATTTGATGATGTGCGTGGTGAGTATTATGTGACCTTTGATGCACCCACTATCTGGACTATTGCAAAGAAATTTGTCCGCAAGAACTTTTATAAGGCGGTCAATACCGACCACGAAACCCCGGTTGAGAATGGTGTGCATATGATTGAGAGTTACTTCATCGACCGTGAGCGTGGTGTGATGCCACCCAAGGGCTATGAAGATGCCAAAGACGGCAGCTGGTTCTTGACTTACCTTGTCGACAATGACGAGATATGGGCAAAGGTTAAGGCAGGCGAATGGAAAGGATTTTCCGTTGAGGGCTTTTTTGACATGGAACAGCAAGATGAAGTGGTAACGCTGATGCGTGAAATAGCCACGATGCTGAAAAATTTTGCATAGGTTTTTCGGTTCCTACCTTTTATGGTATGGATTTCAAAACAGAACTTTCAGAAATGAAGAGCGGACTTGCGGCTTTTATGGCCGAAGTTAAGCAGCGTTTCAATGAAGTTCCTGCTGAACCCGTTGAAGCTGCGTTTGGTGAGTTGACACTTGTTGACGGCACAATCGTAGTATTTGACGGTGAAGAATTGAATGCTGGCAGTATGCTGTCAGTAAAAACCGAAGAGGGTATCGTGCCTGCTCCTGATGGGGTACACGAAACCACCGACGGTCTGCTGATTACTACCAAAGACGGAGTTGTTGAACTTATTGAAGAGAAAACAATGCCCGTTGAGGAAGTTGAGGTTGAAAATCAATTCGCCAGCTTGGAACAATTTGACGCTCTGCGTGCCGCCAATGAAGAGATGGCAAAGAAGATTGCCACCCTCGAAAACGCCCTTATCAATGTGTTGGGCAAAGTAGAAGAAACTTTCAGCGTGTTTGAAAAGTTTGCATCTGCTACACCTGAGCCGACTAAAAAGCCATTCGGAACAGCTAACAAAAACAAAGAGGAAAATTTTAATGGCTTTCTTTCCGCAATCAAAAAAATAAAATAATTAAAAATCATGGCATTTAACGTAACTGGTCTTACCAACTACACCAAAGAGGAAAGCCTACAGCTCCTGACCAAAGCTATGTTCTCCGCTAAAACAGCCTCGCTGCTGCAAAGCGCCGGACAGGTTATCCCCGGTATCAAATCCGCAGAAATTCTGCCTTTGCTTTCAAGCGAAGTTTTCTTTCAGGGCGACAACTGCTCATT